TACAGAATGACAGGACAGTGTGGACGGGCGGAATACGGCGGGACATTGCGGTACAGGGCGGAACTGGCGGGGGTTAGGTGTGGTTGGGGGGGAAGGGGGGGCAGTTTGGAGTAGGGGGCGACGGGCGGCTGTGGGGAGTTATGGGGTAAGGGCGGCAGGGGGCGGATGTTAGCGTTCGTTCGGCGGCCAGGCGGGCACGGGCGAAAGGGGTCGGATTTCCGCGAAATTTCCGCTACCGCGACGCCTCGTTCGCGCCATTCGCAAACGGGGTTTTTGGATCGGTTATGTGGCCATCTAACGGCGTTCCGGCGGGCGCCGGGCGGTCGGCGATCTGGAGGAGGTGGCGGCCGATCTCGGCGATCCGGGCGGCGGCGTCCTGGAGCACGGCTCTCGGCAGCAGCACGTCCGCGTGGCGGGCTGCCAGGTCTGCCAGGGTCTGCCGACCGGCAGGGTCGCTGGCCAGGCGACGGATCATGGCGTCCATCACACCGGCGGGCGTGACTCCCTCGGCGGCTACCAGTGCCGCCAGCTCGTCGCGAGAGCCGGGCTGGGCCGATTTGGCGAAATCAAAAACCATTTGCGCCATCGCCATCGCCGCGCCCTCCCGGCGGAGCAGGGCCGAGATGTAGAACCAGCAGCGCCCCATCCTCCCGGCCAGGCGGATGATCCGCCGGGTCTTGTCGGGATTGTTCGGCGCCCAAAAGTAGCCCTCGCCCGGCACGCCCACGATCTCATGGCGTCGGAGCCACACGCGGCAGTAGGCCACGAGCAGCCTGACGGCGCGGGCGTCGTCTCTGCCGTGGGGCGTGAGGAGGCGCAGCTCCTGGGCCAGGCGGATGCCGCTGACGCTCCGGCCTCCGGCTGATTGCACGCGGGCACAGAGGTCCGCAGCCATGGCATCCAGCGCCTCGCGGGTCAGCGGCAGGCCGCGCAGTCCCAGGGGCGGCTCGCCCACGTCGTTACCGATCAGTTGTTGGATCATCATTGGTCCCCAGGGTGATCGACGACTGGCGTTCGGCCAGGCGGCGCAGCTCCGTGGCCGCATCCAGCACCCATGCCCCATAGCGTTGGTCGCCGATGATGAGGCGTCCGGGCGTCGCCCAGCAACGCTCGAAGTGTTCTGCCGCGAGAATCAGTTCGATCTGTCGCTCAGTCATCGTCAGTCTCCAGGATAACGGTGCATCGCCGGGCCATCAGCGGCCCGACCTCGCGGAAGGCGGGGCTGGCGTTCCAGGCCGCCGCCACGGTCCGCGCCCGGTCGATCGCGGGATAGATCGTCCGCACGTCGCCCGCGCCGGCGAACAGGCGGCCGGCCGGCCCGACGATCACGGCGCCGGTGTGGACTATCTCACTCATGGCGTGGCGGCCTCCGCCGCGAACAGGTCCACGGCCAGGCCGCGAACGCAGAAATCGCCCCCGCCGCGCTGGCCGGTCACGGAGACGGCCCCGGCGGCGGCCAGTTTGGCGCGGGCCAGAACCAGGTAGTATTCCTGCCGATCGGCGGGGAGGTCCGCGAACCGTTTGACGAGGCCGGCCCGCAGGCAGTCCGCCCGCACGGGCGGGGTGATCGCCGGGCTTGCCCCGGCCTTCCCCGCCTGCGCCTGCCGCCGCCTGGCGGCGTCGGCGAGGTCGGCGTGCTCGCAGGCTTTCTCATACCAATAGGTACACACCTCGATGGTCATGAAGTGGTCGAAGGTCCGCCATACCTGGCGGGTGCGGTTCCATTCGCTCTTGGAGTAGAACCGGACGGCCTGGATGACCTGCTCCTCCGTCATCTCGCGGAGGACGGAGGCGACGTCGACGGTCCGCTGGCGCGTGCGGACGCGGACCCGGTTGCGCGGCATGACCGCGTTCCATAGGTCCGTGATCCGCACGACCGCCCACCGCACCGTGTCCGGCACGGCCACGGCCGCCGGCATGGGCGGGAGGCGGTCCAGGTTGTCAGGCTGGTTCAAGATCGTCCTCCTCGCCGAGCCCGTCCTCGGCCTGGGGCGGTTGTTCGCCCATCATCGCGTCGGCGTTGCCGTCGCTGATCGTGGTGACAACCTCCGGGCCACGCCACGGCTTGGCCCAGTCGCATTGCCCGTTCGTGTGGACCCGGCAGATCGGGTGCTGGCCATGTGGCGGGGCGTAGGGGGCGGCGTAGGCGGCGCGGCAGAAATACGCCGCGATAAAACCGCCGCGCTTGCCCTGCGGCACGGGCGCCGCCAGGGTGTCCGGTTCGCTGAACCGGCAGTTGGCGATCTTGTTGGCGACGGCCTGGTCGATCATATTGCCCGCCTCTCTCGCCGCGCACGCATGGCCTTCAGCGCCTCCAGGCAGCGGCGGAGCCAGTAGGCGGGGGCGTCCTCGACGGTCGCATATAGACCACTGGACATGTGCGGCCCGGCCAGGAAGCCGTCCAGGGACGCCTTGTCCATGCCTAGGGCGCGGGCCTCCTGGATGACGCGGTAGCCCAGGGCGGCGGTGGGGTTCTCCCCGGCGTCCTGCCCCTGCCAGTAGCCGGCGGTGCACCCGTGCAGCGTGCCGCCGCAGAGGCGCTCGTAGAAGGCCATCACGGCGATGAACCCCGCCCGGCTGGCCGTGCGGTCGGCGGCGGAATGGAAGCCGCCCAGGTTCCTCTGGACGGTCCGCCGGTGTTCCTCGCCGATGCCCGCCTGGCGGGCCGCGGAGTGCAGCGCCTTTTTTTGACCGTTCGTTAACATGAAACACCCGTGAACTGGTTAACTGGTTCACCGGTTAACTGGTTAACCGGGTCATCGTCATTGCCCCGCGACCGTCGCGGGGCCGGGCCATCGGGCAATTTGGGCAAAACCCGCGCATGACCTTGGTCGAGATCACCGCTTCATCGCCAAGCCTTTCCTGATGCAAGCATTCTGATGGCCTTGTTGGACTATTGGGCTGTGGACTGTTCGACTGTTGGGCATAGCAAAAACGGCTCGCCTCGCGGCGCCCAACAGCCGAACAGTCCACAGTCCAATGACCCGCCGTTCACAGCCAGATCCGCGATGGCACAATCAGGGCGTCCTGCATGGCCGTAGCCATGGCGATTGCCGCCTGGACGGCCCTGCGCCGCGTGCGGGCGTTCGGGGCAAATACGAGTGACCGATCCGGGAGCCGCCACCGCCCACACCAGGCATGGCGGGCGCGGACGCGGGTGAGGCGGATTACGTTGAAGCTCGCCTGCAATCGTTTTAGTTTCAGCGAAGCGCCCATTTGAGGTCCTCGATGGCCGTTGCCAGTTCTCTGGTCACCGCCTCGGCCGGCTCGCCGATGACGGCGGCGACCTCCGCGTCGGTGAAGCCGTCCGCGTATCGCATTAGGAGCATGGCCCGGCGGCGGTCGCCGCTTTGGGCCACTAGTTCCTTCAGCCGCTGCCTGACGGCCTGGGCGTCCATTCACGCGCCAGCCTTCCTCGTGATGTTCGCCTGATAGACCATGGCCAGTTCGGTCACCTCGGCGAGTTGCCCGTGATGCACCCCGGCGGCCAGGGCGTAGAAGCCGCCGCCGGGCCTGTCGATCACCGACACGCCCAGAGCCTGGCACAGCTCGCGGCATGTCTGGATGACCTCCGCGGCTATGGCCTGGCGAGGGACGTCGTCGATCGATATCCCGGCATCCTCCGCCTGCTTGCGGAGTGCCTTGGCGCCGGCCATGCGGCCGAGGTTCTCGTCATCGTCCAGCGCCCCGCCGGCGAGGCGGTCGGCCTTCGGCGCCCGTTTGCTGGGGAGCATGGCGGCGCGGACCTTGTCGCCGCGCGGACCGGCCTTCTTGGCGTGGTAGTAGCAGGAGGTGCAGATGCCCCGGTTGGCGGCCGCGTTGGTGCAGCCGGGGACGCGGCAGGAATCCTTGGATCTCGGCATGGGTTCGTTCCTTTCCGTTGGCGGGTCACTCGGTGCCGCCGCCAGGCGGCGTTTGCGGTCCTCGTTAAAGTGCATCAGGCACAAATTGAAGCCCTTGGCGTATACCGGCTCTCCGCAGGCGGGCTTCTCGCAATTCGCCAGTTCGGCATCCATGCTCATCTCCAAGGTCACAGGTCTCAGGGGTTTCCGTTCTGCGACCTATGACCTATGACCTTCTTCCGGCCTATGACCTTCTTCCGTCACGCCACTTGCTGTCTGTTGCCCGCCGGCTGTTGCCGCTCGCCGGCCTGGCCAAATGGACAGACGGTATGCCGCATCTCGCGCTCGGCGCCCACCAGGTCGGCCACGTAGTCCAGTTGGGCGACGGAGTACTCCGGCTCTATCTGGAGGTCCTCGGCCACGGCGTGGACCGCCTGGATGCGATGTACCACGTTGCGCAGCTTGCCGTCGCCCTGGGCCAGGCGGTGCAGGTATCGCGCGGCGTCGGCGTGCAGCCTGCCATCGAACCCCACGGCCGCCAGGACCCCGCCGGCCACGGCCGCCACGTCGGCGCGGGAAATCTCCTCCTGGGCCGACATGGCCAGCGTCGCGCCGAAGCGGGACCGGAGCTGCTCGTATCCGCCGGCCATGCCCGCCGGGCGGCGGAGCTCGGCGTCCAGCCTCCACGTGTCGGCCAGGACCACCGCCAGGCGGCAGGCCGGATCGTCGTGCAGGTTGCGGAGGATGTTCAACGCCGGCGGCGTCAGCGTGGTGGCCTCGTCGACCACGACGATCACCGGGTCGCCCGTGCCGCCGGCGTAGAGTTCCGCGAGCCGCTTGCGGATCCGCCGATATTGCTCCGGCGTGGTCTGGCTCATGGCGTAGTCCGCGCCGAGCTTGTCGGCCAGTTCCGCCAGGAGGCCGCGCGGACTGGACAGGGCCTGGCCCGCCTGGAGGTAGTGCCGCCGGTCGGGGTTGCGCCGGACGTATTCCAGCAGGGCGGCCGTCTTGCCCGCCCCGCTGGGGGTGACGATCCGCGCCATGCAGGGCATCTCCCAGGCGCGGTGGCAGACCTTCTGCACGGCCTCGCCGATGGAGGTCTGGACATACGACGCCGCCGGGGCCTGGGCGCGGCTGACCCGATCGGCCAGCCAACGCTGGGCGCGCCGGAGGTATTTGTCCGTGTTGCCGGCGTACTTGCCCTGGCGGATCAGCGTCCAGGTCGGCGCGGAGCCCTGGAGGACGGACCGCGCCAGGAAGCGGTTGCTCAGCCGGTCGGCCCTGGCGATCCTGACCAGGGCGTCGATGATCTCCCGTCGCTGTATGTCGCTGAAATGTTCCGCGCCTTCCGTGGTCATCGCCGCCGTTCTCCTCATCAGTTCAATCGTGCTGAGTCGGTTGCTGTCCATCGGGGGCCTCCTCGATTCGCGACTCGCAATTCGCGACTCGCGAATCAAAAGGGGCCTCCCTGCCCGTGCTCGGCGATCCGTCCGCTTCCTCAGTGTCGTCATCGCATCCGCGGAGCAGGCTCAGACTGCTCGGCAGGGGCTGTTGCCGCTCGCGTATCCCCGCGTCTCGGCGTCTCCGCGTCTCCGCATCGCTTCCGTCAGTGCCCGTGGCCGCCAGGGCGGCCAGTTGCGAGGCCTCCCGCTCGCTCGCGCGGTCCGCCCGCACGCGGGCCAGGGCGCGCGAGGCCAGGTCGTGGTTGGCCGAGTAGATGATCTGTGCGGCGGGGGCGGGGGCGGCGGATGCCACGACCGCCGCCCCGGGGCCGGTATCTAACAGGCCCAGTGCCCGCGCCGCCGAACGCGATGAGCTCAGTAGTCCGTTGACGGCCTCGCCGGCCGCCTGACGGAGGCCCTTCACTTCCTTGTTGTATCGCCTGGCCATGTGTCGTTGGAGTTCGATCGCCGCGGACAGCCGCTCCTGGTTGTCCGCGTCGCCCTCGGCGACGATCGCCGGGATGCCGTTGGAGGCGTGCGGCCTGGCTATGCACAGGAACCGATCCGTTTGAGCGTCGTAGACCACAATCTGGCCGGAGTCGGCGGGGTCGTAGCGGTAGACGACCTTGCGGCGGAGATCCCGCCCGCTGGCGCACGCGCGGCTCTCTAGGGCCTGGTGCCAGTAGTACATCCCGAAGGCCCGGACGTAGACGCCCTTTGGCCCCACGCAGACGGGCACGGACGGCATGAGCAGCAGCATGAGCGTGTCTGTGGCCGGCCGGCGGACCTGGTGGCCCTCGCGCCGAAGCTCGGCGAAGGCCCTCCCCGCCGACAGGCCGCCCGCCCACTGGCAGGGGCTTTGGCGAAGGGCGTAATCGTCCGTTAACCAGCGTTCAAACGCCGCCTTCAGGGGGCCTATAGTCAGTTCGTCCCGCCTGTCCTGGTCGAGGGGATCAGCCAGGAGCATCACGCGGCTGTACGCCTCGCCGAGGACGCCCCTGGCGTACGCCTCGGCGGATTCCCCGCCGCCGTGGCGGAAGAACTTATCCAGCCGCTCGGGCCTGTGGCCGGGCGACCGGCCGCAATAGGTCGGCCAGGTCTTGTCGAACCACTCGGCCATGAGCTTGAACCACGGCTCGATGACCTTGGCCTTGGCGTTGTACGGCGTCGCGAAATACGCCTCGATGCCGAGCATTTGGAGGATCGGCTTGACGTGCTTCTCCGCGACGATCTGGCCGGCAGGTTGGAAACCTGCCCTACCGCGCCGCCCGCCGGCAAAACGGCCCATGCGGAAGTCCTTGCCGTTGTCTATGTACACCGCCTCCGGCTGGCCGTGGCGGGCCACTCCGCGTATGAACGATCCCATCGTCTGCTGGCCGTCCGGGCTGGCGAAGCGCATGTCCCAGGCCGGCAGGAACCACGACCGGGCGTCCAGCCAGCCGGTGAGCCAGGGGCGGTACCATTTCCAGGCGAGCGACTTGACGCCCTTTTTCTCCGCCACGACCAGGCGGGGCCACAGGACGTCCAGCTGCCTGTGGTCGCCCACCCAGCAGCCCATCGCCGGGACGCCAGACCAGTCGCGTGAGATCCACGGCAGGCAGCGGTCGCGGAACCGTTTGGGATCTCGCCCGGCCGCCAGCAGGGGCGCGGGGAGCTTTTGCGCGACCCACCGCTGTATCGTCCGCAGGCCGGGCCAGGCCCACTGCTGGTCGCCGGGGTGGCCGGCGGCGAGGGCCGCGACGCGTTCCCACAGCCGCGGAATGTGCGGGGCGGCCTGGTCCAGGTACAGGCCGCAAAACGCGCTCCACGCCTCCTCGCCCACGGCGGCGATGGGGCCGGCGTAGCGGCGACGGTCGATGAGGCCGGCGATGCCCCCGGAGCGGAACCGGCGCTGCCAGTTGTAGAGCGTCGAGGCGCTCACGCCCGGCTCGCCCGCCATCTGCCGGCGGACAGACCACGCCGCCGCCCACAGCCGGAGGAACTCATCGGCGCCCAGGGCGGCGGGCCTGGCGTCCAGGGCGGCCTGAAGCTCCCGCACGGCCTGGTAGCGGCGATGGATGACGGCCCGCTTGGCGGCGGTCAGGCCGCTCAGCGGATCGTCGGCGGGGGCCGCTATCAACTGGCCCCCGGCCGCGATCCGCAGGGCGGGGCGGCAATCGGGGTCGATCGTCCACTCACCGCTGCCGCTCGGGGAAAGCTCCTGGCGGGCCGTCAACTCCCCCGCGCGGCACATCTGGCGGACGCGGCTGGCTGTGAGGCCCAGCACCCCGGCGGCCTCGTTGACGGTGAACCATCGGGCGGGCGCCTGGGGCGTCGCGGAGGGGGCAATGATTTGTGCCGCTGCGTGTGTCATAGGTCACAGGGCGTAGGGCGTAGGTCATAGGGCGCAGGTCATAGGTCACGGCGCGAAATCGGACGGGTAAAAATGACGCGTGTAGTCGCCCTGGCCGATCGACAGCAGCGGCCCGCCTTCGCCGGAGGCTTCGGCGGGCTGCACGGTCTGCCTGCCGGCGGCGCGGGCGTTCTGTGGGGCGCAAGGCAGCAGCCGCTGCACGCACGGGTAGTGCCCGCCAGGCTCGACGCGGGCCATGAAGCAGATCGACGCGGGGACCCGGAGACGCGGGGACGCGGAGAGGCGGATGCTCGTCTCGGCGCCGCGTGCGCCGACAGTAATAAGGATGTCCCCGTCCGGGCCGGGGGCGAACTCGATGTCCACGTTCCCGCAGAGGATCCGCTCGCCGGGGGCCAGGCGGCCCTGGATGGCCTGGACGTCGGAACGATGTACGATGTTCGATTTTCGATTTTCGATTTGAGGAGCCTGTGGCATTTGTTTGCGTTTCCTTTCCGGTCGATCCGTGCTATCATTCATCCGACTTCGCGCCAGCGAAGCCGGGGCCAGAACGTCGCCTAACCGAGCGCGCTCGGCGGTGAACCGGCTGGCCCTTTTTCCTTTGCAGGGGCAGGTTGCCCTCCCGCACAACGATGGCCGCGATCAGCAGCTTCCGGCGGGCCGCGCCCCGCGCCAGGCGGCGAGCGAGGGCCAACGTGTTCAACGGCCCCCAGCGGCAGATCTCCGCCGAGAGGGTGCTGTGCCACGACAGGGGCGGGGTCTCCAGGAGGATCTGCACCCGCTCCAGGCAGACATCGCACAGGCCCGGCCCCGGCCGGCCAGGCCCCTTGTGAGGGTCGATGACCCACGAGCAGCCCTCCGGGCAGGCGCGGTCCTGAGTGCAACCGCAGATGACGCAGGCCCCCGCGGGATAGACGTCGTACCATTTCGTGCGGCCGCCCAGGACGGCCCTCGCGACGTTCCGGCCTCTGCTGATCGTCATGTCAGTCGGTCCTCATAGTGGCACGATGGGCGGGTCGCCCGCCTTCGCCGAGGCTTCGGCGGGCCGGCCCCGCCGCTTGCCGGGGCTGGAGTCATTCAACCGATCAATCCGTGCTTGAAGGACCTGTACGCATACGAGCAGGCGAATGACGACCCCCGCCAGGAGGTCCATCGATACTTCGTCCAGTTGCTTGCGCGGGACCGGGGGGTAGAGGCGATCGAAGTGCCGCTGGGCGTCGGCGATGATCCGTCCGGCCATCTGGTCATAGGAAATGCATTGCTCCGCGCCGATCACCTGCCGCCCTCCTTGATTCGCGACTCGCGACTCGCGACTCGCGAGTCCTTCAGGAGCGCTCCCCAGAACTCCTCCAGGGTGGCCTGGCTCTTACTGCCCGCCAGGAGGCGAAAGGCGGCCCATACGAGGACTTGGCGCTGCCAGTTGCGGCTGGCCCCGTTCAGCAGGCCGCTGAGCTTGGGATTGGAAATCTTTGCGGCCCGGCAGACGTCCGTCAGGCTGAGTCCCGCCGCGATGATTGCCCCCTTGACGGAATTGCCGGCCTCGCGTAGAATGGCGGAAGCGTTCGTGTTGTCAGAAGATTGGCGGCTTTTCCGCATTGTTGTAGCCCGCTGCTAATGTGTCTGCCAGCGAAGCATATGAGTCTTTGCAAGATAATACGATCATCGGCCAGGGGCGTCAAGAAGAAAAAGAGAAAATGTCGAAAAAAGTTCCAGGCCGCGTCCGGGTGCTTTATCCGGGGATCGCGGCGGCCTTTGCCGGACGCCTGCGGGCCATGGTTGGCGACTCAGGGATTACCCAGGTCGCCCTGGGCGATCATCTGGGTGGATACGATAAACAGGTCCTCACGCGGGTCTTCACTGGCCGCGCCCTGACTATACCGATGGACTTGGCCGTCCAGCTCGCCGCGTGGGCCGAGCAACGGGGCTATTGCCTGCGGTGGTTGTTCACGGGGGTTGGCGCCATGCGCGCCGCGCCCGCCCAGCCGGGCCAGGCCAATTACTACGCCACGGTCGGGGAAGTCTTGCGCGGGATGGGCATACACCTGACTGGGGCGCCTGCCCAGGAGCCTCGCGGCCCGATTGTAGTCTCTACGGGGGCCGAGTTATTGACCGCCATGAGGGAACGGGCAAGCGCCAGGCGGGCCGCGCCGCCGGCCCGCGAGATCCGCACCGTTCCCCCGGAGGCAGTGCCGACCTCGACGGATTGGCATCGGCGGTTTGTCCCGATAGTCGGCCGCCTGGCGGCGGGGGACGCGGCCCTGGACGCCGTGGAGGCGCGGCAGTATCCTCCGGGTTGGTGCGGGGAGTTCCTTGTGTATCAAGGCGCGCCGCCCACCGGCGTGGCCGTCCGCGTGCAGGGCCAGTCAATGCAGCCAATCTACAGGGATGGGGATATCGTGGTTGTCGACCCGGCGCAGCACGTCCGCAGCGGCCTGGCCTGCGTAATGATCGACGTTGGCGGCGAACGCGAGCCTGTGCTCAAGCGACTCACCATCCAGGGCGGCAACGCGATCCTGGCATCAGACAACACGGCCTATGCCCCGCGCATCGTGCCCGTCGAGCAGCTCGTGGGGGCTTACAAGATCATCGAGCATTTGCCGCGGGGCGGCAAAGGAGGGCGACCGTGATCGACTATAGGTGTGGCCGGTGCATGGCCACCATGCAATCGCCGGAGAGCCAAATGGGCAAGGTAGAGACCTGCCCGCAATGCAAAACATTCCTACGCGTCCCAATCCTGGGCCTGGTAGCGCGGCGGGCCCACGAAGGCAGTGACGCGGCGTTCATCGGTTGGGTGGTAGCCCTGTTTGGTGTCATCCCAGCCCTGGTGGCGGTCTTTCTTTTTGCCTTCTGGGATGCCCGCGAACTCCTAAGCTACAACCTCGGCGTCGTGGTCGGCCTCACCCTGGCAATCACCTGGCTTTCCCTGTGCTGCGGTCTGGGCACGGTGATAGCCCTCGTTTGGCTTTGCCGCCGACAACGGCAATGACTGGCGTTGCCGTAAGATAGCACGAGAGTTGTCGGTAGATATTTTCTTGGATTTTCTTCTTGCGTTCCCTCCCCCCGCCCGTTCCAATCCCCATCATGAGCCGTTAGACCAAAAGGATTGCGAATGGTCGCTTCATGGATGGCGGGCGCGGCGGCATCTTTACAGACCCTTCTGTCGGGGATTCTTTCCGAAGGCACTTGGCACTTGGCACTTGGCACTTGGGGGCAAGCCGTCGGCCTCTGTGTCGCTGTTGCCAAATGCCTAGTGCCTAGTGCCGAGTGCCTCGTTCCCCCCCTCGCCGCCGGGGACCTGTGGCAGGCCGCCTCCGCCATACTGCCCCAACTCATCATACCTGGCGCCTCCGCCGCCATCGGCGTGTACGTCAGCCTGAAGCTGCTCCAGCAGCGGATCGGCGACATGAGCACCGCCACCGCGGCCCTGAAGACCGCCGTGGAGAGCCTGGCCCGCGACATGCACGCGATGCAGCTCAGGATCGCCGGGGTGGACAACGACCGCACCCGCTGCGAGCTGAGATCGGCCCGGACCTACGTGAGCCGCGACGAACTGGCCCAACTCGTCAGCGACAGCACGTCCCAGGGCGAGCGGCTGGAGGAGAAGCTCGAGAGCGTCCACAGCCGGATCACCGAGGTGGCCAAGAGCGTCTCCCATTTGCAGGGCCGGGTAGACGCTGAAGGAAAGGGAAACTGACGTGGATCTACAACTGGCCGAGAGCCGGTCGATACGGGCGATGATCCTACGCATGGCTTACGCCGCCTTCAGGGCCAACGCGGACGTGGGCTTCCGCGTGGACGACATCTATCGCGGCCTTTCGCGCGGCAAGGTCCGGCACGCCAAACAGGAGATCGACGCGGCCATAGCCGACATCGTGGAACGCGGCCTGGCCACTGTGCAGGACGCCGACGACGTCGACCCCATGCCGGACAAGCTCCTGAAGATCACCCCGCGCGGGCGGGACTTCGTCAATCGCGGCTGCCCGTGGGACCGCCTGGAGGAATTCAACTGATGTCCGGGCGGCCAAGACTGGCGCACAGCACGGTGTACGGGCAACTCGCCCTGTGGGCCGCCAGGACTGCCGGCGCGGCGAATGCCACGGAGCAGGACGTGGCCGCGGATGAGCAGCTCCGGGCCAAGCGGGATGAGCTGGTGATGGAGTACGAGGTCCGCCTGCGGGACAGCCAGACCTACCGCATAGACGACGTGTGGGCCTGGACCAAGAAACACGGCGTCAAGGCCGGCCGGTCCAGCGTCAACCGCGACCGCAAGAGGCTGCTCGCCGACGAGCGGCAGGCGCACCTGGCCGGCAAACGCACGGCCCAAATGGTGCAGGCGGCCAAGGCCACCGGCCTTGACCAGACCTTCCAGGGCGGCATGGCCCTGGCGGCGCAACACATGTTCAATTGGCTGAGCGACCTGCCGGAGGCGGCCCTGACCGGCATGACTCCCGGGCAGATACTCCAAGGTATAGAGACATTCGGCCGCCTGGGCAAGGTGGCCGCCGAGCGGGAGTTGATCCAGCGGCGGGAGGAGGAGCTGCGACGGCGATTCGACGAGGAGATCGCCAAGGCGATGAAAAGGGGTGACGGCCAGGCCGAGCCGGTGCAGTTCACTGACGAGATGATCGGCAAGGTCCGCAAGGCGGTTTTTGGCTAGGGCAAATGACGCGGAGACGCGGCGACGCGGAGACGCGGCGAAAAGGCAAAAGGAAAGACGTGGTAGCGACTGCCGACAGCGTGATACGCCTGTACCCCTACCAGCGGCGGCTGTTCGCCGACGAGCACAGGGTGCAGGTGGTCATCTGGTGCCGCCAGGCGGGCAAGGACTTCACCGCCTCGTGCAAGGCCGTCGACGACGCCATCCGCACGCACCAGAAATGGTACATCGTCTCCAAGACCCAGCGCCAGGCCGACGAGACCTTCGCCAAGTGCAAGACCGTGGCCAAGGCGTTCAAGGAGGCCTTCCGGCTGGCCGGGTCGATCACCGCCGAAGACGGCCAGGAATACCTGGACTACGACAGCGAGATCGACGAGGCATTCCGCTGCACCGCCCGCACGCTGCACCTGCCGGGGGGCGGGTCGGTGACGGCCCTGCCTGGCCGCGACCCGGACAACCTGGCCGGGCTGACGGGCAACATCATATTCACGGAGTTCTCCCTGTTCCCCGGCGGCGGGTACGACCACTGGCGGGTGATCTTCCCGCTGAGCACGCGGGGGTTCAAGGTCGTCGTCATCACGACGCCGCGCGGCAAGAACCACAAGGCGTTCGAGCTGTTCAGCGCCAAGGACCTCTACAGCGTGCACTTCGTGGACATCTTCCAGGCCGTGGCGGAGGGGATGCCCCTGACGGGCGAGGACGGCCGGCCGATGTCCATCGAGGCGTTCAAGGACCTCTACGGCGACCAGGCCGGATGGGAGCGCGAGTACCTCTGCCAGTTCACCGGCGACCTGGAAGCCCTGGTCAAGTGGGGCGAACTGGTCAATGCCGGCCAGCGCTTCGCGGAGGAGAAGTTGCCGTTCGACTTCCTCCGCGTGCAGGCGGGGGCGGGCTGGAAGAGCGGCTTGTTCGCCGCCCTGCGGAAGATACAGGGCCGGCCGGAGATCGGCTGGGACGTGGCCCGCCACACGGACCTGTCGCCCTTGTGGATCAACATTGCCCGCCCCAACCAGCCCAAGGCCCTGCGATACCTGGTCCTCATGCACAAGACGCAGTTCGCCCTCCAGCGGACGATCATCTGCGAGGCGATGGACGCCGGCGCCGCCGCCGTGGGCGCGGGGGACGCCACGGGCCTGGGCATGGACAGCAACGAGACGCTGGCCACCAGGTACCCCGAGCGCTGGCTGCCGCATACGTTCACCAGTGCCGGCAAGAGGGAGGTTGGGTCGCTGCTCGCGACCGCGTTCAATGACGGCGAGCAGCTCATACCGCCCGTCGACGGCCCTTACAAGAACATCGCCACGGACATCTACGCCGTGCAGAAGGAACGCGGCGCGGACGACAAGACGCTCCGGCTGGTGGAGAGCGAGAACCCGCTCCTGGCCGAGAGCCATTGCGACATCGCCTACAGCGCCGGCCTGGCCCTGAAGGCCGGGGCTATCCGGTACGCCGAGCCGTTCGTTACCGTCTGAGGAATTGCAGATTGCAGATTGCAGATTGCAAATTTGAAGAGCCGAGCATCGTCGGCCCTTACGGGCAGATCCCGGCGGGCCAGATGACGCTGGCCGAACTGCCAGCCGAGAAGGCGTCCCTGTCCGGCTGGTCCAGGCTGTGGCTGGCCGGGGCCGACGCCGCCATGAGCGGCGCCGGCGGCGGCATAGGCGGGCCGGCCAACCCGTACCGGCAGAGCGTCTGGTTCTACGCCTGCATCCGGGCCAAGGCGACCAACGCCGCCCGCGTGCCCCTTCGCCTGTCGGTCGCTGAGGCGCTCGGGACCCGAGGGGCGTGGGGCAGCCGCGCCGTGCGGACGGGCAGGCCGGCGGGGAGGAAATACCTCAGCAAGGCCATGGAACTGCACCGAGCCGCCGAGGGGGAGATAGTCGCATCCGGCGACCTGTATACGTTCCTGGCACGGCCCAACGCGCGGCAGACCTGGGGCCAGTTCATCGAGGCCACGACGACGCTGCTGGACATCTGCGGGCGCGTCCACTGGGTGTTCGACGACATGATCGGCCGCCGGCCGGTCACCATGTACTGCATCCCCGGCCGCCGGTCCAAGGCGGTCACCCGCAGCGGCCGCCTGGAGGAGGAGCTGATAGGCTGGGAAATCTCCGGCCCCAAGGGCGGGCGCGTGCCGGTGGCCCTCGATGAGTGCATAACGATCCAGCGGTTCGACCCCGACGACCCCAACGGCGGCCTGTCCCCGCGCGACCCCGCGCGGCTGGCGATCGTCGCGGATTACAACGCCAGCCTGCACAACGCCGCCATGTTCGCCAACAACTGCGAGCCGGGCACCGTGCTGGGCACCGACGCCCCCTTCGACGCCGACAAGGACTCGGCGATGCGGAGCACCTGGCTCCAGCGCCACCGCGGGGCGGCCAACGCAAACAGCCTGGCCATCCTCTGGGGCGGCCTGAAGTACGTCGACCACGGCCACACGCTGAGCGACATGGTGTACCCGCTGGGCAAGCAGCTCAATCGCGAGGAGGTCTGCGCCGTCCTCCGCGTGCCGCCGTCGGTGGCGGGGTTCGTGGCCAGCAAGGGCGACGCATCGGCCTACGTGGACGCTGAACAGGAACGGTTTTGGCAGGACACGATGGTGCCGCTCCTGGAGGCGATGGCCACGCCCATCAACAACGAGATCGCGCCCCGATTTGACACGCGGTTGGAGGCATGGTGGGACGTGGAGCAGGTCCCGCTCTTCCAGAAGCTCCGGCGCAGCCAGACGGACACGGCGGCGAAGTACTTCGGCATGGGCGTGCCCCTGGCCGACTTGAACGATTATCTAGACCTCGGCCTGCCGGACCGGCCCTGGCACGGCCAGGGCTTCCTGCCGGCCGGCCTGCTGCCGGCAGCCGACGTGGCGGCGGGGGATGTGTTCCCGGCCCTGCCGGAGGGTCAGCCGCCCCAAGCCCCGGCGGGTGAACAGCCCGTTGCGGAAGAGGACGCGGGGACGCGGGGACGCGGAGACGCGGAGAGGAAGAAAGACGCGGGGACGCGGGGACGCGGCGACGCGGAGAAAGCGATCGCCGAGAGAATTTGGAAAGCATGGGCGGCGTCCTGGAACGGCCTGGCGAAGCGGACGGCGCAGCCGCTGCGATTGCGCGTCGTGCAATTGGAGCGCCGCGTGTTGGCGGCACTGAAGCGCGAGCTGCCGCCCGGCAAAGATGACGCGGAGACGCGGAGACGCGGAGAGGATGCCACTGGCTCCCGGCCAAGTGCCAAGTGCCAAGTGCCTTCTTCCGCCAAAGACGACGGGATTGTTGGGAGGATACTCGTCGATGTGTTTCAGGACCCCAAGGACAAAGAGCGTTTTCGCGCCCGGATGCGGATGTTCGTCCGGGACGCCAACGCCCTCGGCCTTCGCCAGGCGCTCGCCGAGGCGGGCCTGAAGGGCGACGCCCTGGACACGGCCGTGCGGGAGCTGCTGAGCAACCCCCGCATCATCGCCGCCATCGCCGACCAGACCATCCGGGTGACCACCATTGCGGACCTCCGCACGCGGGAGCACGTGCGCCGCGAACTCACCGAGGGCCTGGCCGCCGGTGAGGACTACCGCAAACTCGCCACACGCGTGCAATCGAGCATGAGCGTCTCCCGCGCGCGGGCGATGACCATCGCCCGCAACACCGTGGGCCAGGCACTCAGCCAGTCCCGCCACACCGGCCAGCGGGCGGCGGGGATGACCGTCAAGGTCTGGCTGCACTCGCGGGGCGCGGGGGAGCGCCGGCCCGCCCACGTGGCCGCGGAGGCGGCGTATGCCGGCGGCCACCCCATCGACCAACCCTACATCATCAACGGCGCGGCGCTGATGTATCCGCGCGACCCGGCCGGGCCGGCGGCGGAGATCATCAATTGCCAGTGCCTCTCGCTGGCGCGCCGGGCGGCGGAGGGGAAGGCCCCCGGTTTTGCATCGTACGACGGCTACCAGTTCGTCAGCTATGACGATCTCCCTGGCGCGGCGACGCGGGGACGCGGGGACGCGGCGACGGAACCACAAGCGGAAAGCGAAAATCGACATGCTTGAAAAAGGCGAAATACAACGCAGTTCAAACGACGCGCAAGGGCGCTTTGTCAGGGGTTTCAGCGAGGCGCAAAAGGGCATCGACCTGCCCGGCCGGACGATCACCGGGGCGGCCAGCACGATCAACCTGGACCGCGAGGGGGAGGTCATCCTGCCCGCCGCGTTCAAAGCCCGCGCCGGGCGGTTCCTGGCGAGCAACGCCCCGTTCGGCGCGGCCCACATGCACAGGGCCGGGGACGGCTTGCCCACGCAGATCGGCTGGGTGACGGCCATGGTCGTCGAGGCCGAGCGAGTGCGGTGTACCTTCAAGTTCGCCGCCACGGACCTGGCCGACCAGTGGTGGATGCTCGCCAGCGACCCGGCGGGCAAGGGCATCGCGTTTTCGATTGGATTCATCCCGATACGTTACATCAGCGGGTCGGCGGCGGACATCGCCAAGGAGATGCCGGATCTGAAGCCCGTCTTCGCCGCCGCGGGCCTGAAGGACGATAGTTGGGTCCGCGTCTACACGGAGATCGAACTGGTCGAGATCTCCGCCGTGATGGCCCCGTCCAACCGGGAGAGCCTTCAGGAGCTCGCCGCCAAGTTTTTTGGCACGGGCGGCGCCGCCGGCAGCCAGGCCGACATCGAGAAGCTCGCCGGGGCCCTGTGCGCCCCGGTCATTAAGGCTGTGGCGGACCTGCAAACAGCGCTATCCGTGGAGGCCTCCACGAAGGCGGACGAACTGCGAACTTTCCTCACGGACCAAATAGACGAATTGAAGGCCCTCCTCCCGGACACCTACGGCGGCCGCTCCGACGAGCACATAGAGCTCCAGCCCATCGTCGATGACGCCGCCACGGCAGCGGGAGAAGGGCCCAAGGGCAAGGAGCTCATAGCGATCGCCGGGAAGGTCCTGGCGGCACTTGGTTATTCGACCGGGCCATAGGCCGGCGGCGAACGGGCGCCCTGCGCCCTACGCCCTACGCCCTACGCCCTGTGGAGAACAACGTGGAAAAGATCATCAGAATGCTCACGGCGATGATGGCGATGCTGGCCCTGTCGCCTGAGAAACGCAACGAGGGCGAGCTGGCCAAGACCCTCAAGGACGCAAACGATTACCTGGCCACCGACGAGGCCAAGGGCGCGCTGGACGTCGGCAAGGCGCGCGCCGAACTGGCGCAGGTCCGCAAGGACCTGGACGCCCAGGCCGACGCGGTGCGCAAGTTCCAGCGGCTGGGTCTGAGCGTGCGGGACAACGCCGTGCTCATCCCCGGCGGCCTGTCGGCCCGCAAGGAGATGCTGGCGGACGGCCGGTGCTTTATGACCGACGACACGGCCCGGCGGTTCGCGGGCTTCATGGCCGAGCGGAGCCTGAGCCTGCTCGGCCGGGGCGAGGACTGCCCCCCGTTCGTCAAGGCCATCGCCGATGCCGTGAAGGCGGACATGGACCCCGGCACGCCGGGGGCCGGCGGATACCTGATCCCCGATGAGTTCCGGCCGGAGATCATCCGCAACGTGGAGGCCGAGGGAGTGCTGTTCCCGCTCTGCCGGCGGATACCGCTGCTGACGCTGGGCACCACGAAGATCCCCAAGCGGACCGGCGGCCTGACGGCCTACTGGACGTCCCCGGCCGCCGCCCCCACGCGGACGGCGCCCACCTTCGAGCTGGTCAGCCTGACGCCCGAGAAGCTCATGGTGCTGCTGGCCTACCCGAACGAGTTCAATAGGTCCTCGCTGCTGGTGGACCTGGGCAACTTCCTGGGCATGGAGATCGTCCATGCCATGGCCAAGAGCATAGACGACGCCCTGGTCAACGGCGACGGGTCGAGCGATTACGGCGGGATCACCGGCATCCTGCAATCGGCCCACATCGCCGCCGTGGTCCCCGCCGCCGCCGCCGACCACGACACGCTGACGGAGATCACCGGCACGGACATCTCCGAGATCGTGGGCAACCTGCCGGTGGCCTACGCCCTGGCCGAGGCCCGATGGGGCATGTCCCTGTCGGTCCTGGGCTACATGCGGTCCCTGCGGACCACGGCCGACCTGAACGCCCCGCCGCTCTTCCGGCGCGGGGGCGACGGCCTGCCGGCGACGATCGACGACTTCCCGTTCACCGTCTGCCCGAGGATGCCGGCGGCGGGCACCATCACGACCGCCGCGAAGTACGCCTTCTTCGGCAACCTCCGCATGAGCCACCTGGTCGGCATGGTGCGGGACATCGAGATCGCCCGCAGCGACCAGGTGCTGTTCGAGAGCGACATGACGGCCGTCCGCGGCATCATGCACCTGGACATCCAGGAGGCGGACGCCTCGGCGATCGTCACGGGCATCACGCACGCGTGAGCAGGGCATAGGGCGTAGGGCGTAGGAAGAGCGTTCGGAAAAACTGAATAGAGATTGCGGCCGGGGAGGCCCGGCCAACCGGCTCTCGCCTCCCCGCGCCGCCCGTTACGGCAGTTTGTAGTGTGCCCGTAAGGGCATCGGAGCGCCAAACGGCCCGGCGCGACAAGACAAAACGGGCCGGGCTGATTGCAAGAGGAAACGACAATGAAACGATTCAGAGACTTTGCGATCGCCGGGACGGCCCTGATGGGCGTCCTGGCGATCGTCCTGATGCTGACCGCGCCGATGAGCGCGCCCCTCCAGGCCGCCACGCCCGTAAGCGGCGCGTGGACGGCCAAGGCCGGCTCCGGCGGCGTGACGATCAAGCGGTTCGTGAAGTTGTCGGCGGCGGGCGTGGTCGTCACGGCCACCGCCAACAGCGACAAGACCATCGGCGTCTGCGAAAAGACGGCCGCCGCCAACGCCCAGACTAGATACGCGCCGCCCAACACGCGGAGCGTCGTCACCAGCGGCGAGCAGATCGCCGTCGGCGACCTGCTGATGGCCGGGACGGGCGGCACGGCGTTCGTGGCCAGCATGTCCAGCGAGACCAACCTCCGCGTGGCGGCCGTGGCCCTGTCCGCCGCCAGCGGCGCCGGCGAGGACGTGCAGGTGGTCGTCCTGGCGGCCAATGCAGCCCTCCGCCAGGTGGCCGACGGCGGCACCGCCGACCTGCTGACCAGCCTGTCGGTCGCCAACAGCGGCGATCCGAATTACAAACTGACGATCGCCAATACGGAGACCAACACCGCCCACAAGACGCTGACGATCGTCACGGGCAACGCCAGCCGCACGGTGACACTTGGCGGGGCGCTGACCACGGCCGGGGCCCTGACCACCGCCGGGGCCTACGCCAGCACCTTCACCATGACCAACACAACGGGCGTCACCTTCCCCACCACGGGCACGCTGGCCACGCGGGCGGGGGCCGAGACGTTCACCAACAAGGTCCTCACCGCCCCGGACGTCAACGGCGGCACGGCGGACCTGCTGACCAGCCTGAGCGTGGCCAATAGCGGCGATCCTAATTTCAAACTGACGATCGCCAACACGGAGACCAACACCGCCGACAAGACGCTGACGATCGTAACGGGCAACGCCAACCGCACCGTCACGCTCGGCGGGGCGCTGACCACCGCCGGGGCGCTTACCACCGCCGGGGCCTACGGCGTGACGGTGACGGCGACCAACACCACGGCCGTCACGCTGCCGACGGCCGGGACGCTCCTGGCCGCCCCGACGCTCACGAGCGCGGCCGTGCCCAGCGGCGCGACCGACCCCAACCACGTGGTCATCCCCGTCGCCTACGGCCTGGTGAAAAAAACCACCGGGGCCGGGGCCGAGGCCCTGACGCTGGCCAACGGCACGCCCGGCCAGGTCGTGACGATCGTGCTGGTGGCCGACGGCGGGGGCGACGGCACGCTCACGCCCGCGACGGCGAGCACGTGGAGCACCATCGTGTTCGCCGACAAGGGCGACATGGCGACATTGCTCTATACCAACGGCACGGACGGATGGATCATCGTCGGGCTGTCGGGCGTGGCCGCCCCGCCCGCGATAACGGTGCCTTGACGGCCGGTTGACTCGTTAACCGGTTAACCCGTTAACCAGTCAACCACGCAGAGGAGCATCCGATGGGCAAGGCAGCACGCGACCGAGCGACAAGAGAGCGCCACGGCAAGTTGTTGGCGGGGCTGATTGCCCGCCGGGATGCCTTGGATCGTGAGATCGCCGGCCTGCAAGTCGCCAAGGCCCTGCTGTGGCGGGCCAGCCAACGGCGACCGTCGCGAGTTAACGAGTCAACGAGTCAACGAGTCAACCAGGCAACTAGCAGCTAGGAGACAACATGGCAGAGCCAACCAAGACAGAGCAAGCCAAGCCGGACATGAAGCAATTGGTCAAAGTCAAGGTCCTTCGGGCCATCTGCGTCGGCGGGGTCCGCATGGCCCCGGCCGTCAGCGGCAAGAAGCTCACCGCCACCGAGGCGATCATCACGCGCGGGCAGGCGGAGGCCTACGGCGAGAGCTTCATCGAGATCGTCGGCGACGCCCCCGCCGGCAGCAAGCCCGGTCCGGTGGCGGCACAGTAGAACATCCTTTCCCGGCGCGGCGCGCCCCGGCGTGTTTCGGCAAATGACCTCCGCCGGGGCCGCCGCTCGGCGGCCTGTGGCCACGGATGGCCGCGGGCCTCTGAGCGGCGATGCTGAGGAAGGGCGTAGGGAGTAGGGCGTAGGGCGCAGGACAAGCCCTACGGCCTGCCCCCTACGGCCTACGCCCTATGCCCTACGGCCTACGGAGAACAAGCATGACACGTGTGATGATCGACAAGGCGAAGCTGGCTGAGTTAGCCAAAGAGGCGGCGGCTGCCGCGGACCAGCACGGCATGTGCTCCGTGCGGACGCTGCGCAACAACGTCCGGGACAACAGGCGGCTGTACCGCGCCGGCG